CTAATTATAATGCTATGTCAGCAGGAACAATTACTGTTAATAGTGGTGTAACAGTTACAGTTCCTAGTGGTAGTAGATGGGTGGTCGTATAATGGCAAGCATACTAAATGCAGATACAAGTTCTGGTGTAGTTATAACATCAGATACCTCTGGAGAATTAAAGCTACAAAGTGGTGGCACAGATATTGCTACAGTCACTAGCGGTGGTATTACAATGGCAAGTGGTAAGACATTACCAGCATCAGCATTAACTGGTTCATTACCAGCACTTAATGCTTCATCTTTAACAGATATTCCAGCTCCAGCAGCTTTATCAACTGCAAGTGGTTCAGCACCAAGTTACTCTGCAAGAGCATGGGTGAATTTTGATGGAACAGGAACAGTTGCTATTCGTGCGAGTGGTAATGTAAGTTCTATTACTGATAATGGAACAGGAATATATACAGTCAACTTTACAACAGCAATGCCTGATGTAGACTATAGTGTAGGTTTAGCAGGTGGAAATAGCACTAGCAATACCAATGTAGCTAGTTTAGGAGGTAATGCTCAAGCTCCAAATTTATTAACAACAAGCGTTGATATTATATGTTCAAATATTGGTGGAACAGTAAATGATCTTCCATATATAACAGTATCAATATTTAGGTAAAAAATAACATGGCATCTATAAAATTAAAAGGCGATACATCTGGTGAATTAACTATATCAGCACCAGCAGTCGCAGGAACTAATACGCTAACATTACCAGCTAGTACAGGTACATTAGCAATAACTGCTGATGCTTATACAGACTCTGATGCTTTATCATTATTGAATGCTAGTGGTTCTGCTCCTGTATATGCAGCAAGAGCATGGGCAAATTTTAGCGGAACAGACGGAACAATAAATGCTTCAGGAAATGTATCATCAATAACTGATAATGGTACAGGAGATTTTACTGCAAACTATACTACTGCTTTATCAGATGCTAATTATTCATTATCATATTCTGGATTTCAAGCTGGTTCTACAGGAGCTGAATTGTTAAGGTCTGACTCAACAATTACATCTAGTTCTGTAAATATAAAAATAAGACCACCTGGGGCTACTGGATTAGTAGATTGTGACATTTTTACATTTGTAGTAATTAGATAGGAATAACGGAGCTGCACTTAAAACAACATCTGCCATTAGGGTTCATACTGGACAAACAGCTTCTACAGGAGAAACTGATATGGCAAAAATAAATGTAGTAATAGTGAGATAAGGAAAAAATATGAATAAAAGAATAGTATATAAAAACGATGATGGAACAATAGCAATTATTGTACCAGCAGAGTGTGGTTTAACGATTGAAGAAATCGCAGCTAAAGATGTTCCAGCTGGTAAGGAATATCACATAGTTGATGTTTCTGATATTCCTTCAGATAGAACTTTTAGAAACGCATGGGAGTGGGCATAATGGCAGTGAATGTAAATATCACAAAAGCAAAAGATATTACTAAAGATAAACTTCGTGCTGAACGCAAACCTTTGTTAGAAGCACTTGATGTAGAGTTTATTAAAGCACAAGAACAAGGTGCAGATACATCATCTATAGTAGCAGAAAAACAAAGATTAAGAGACATTACAGCAACTGTAGATGCTATGACTACAGTAGAACAATTAAAAGCAGCTTCTTGCGAGGAATAATAAATGGCAACAACTATTAGTGGAGATACAGGTGCAAGTCAGGTACAAGATAATACTATTACCACTGCTGACATACAAGACAGTGCCGTAACTGCACCTAAAGTTGCTGGTGCTAATGGCACTTCAGGACAACTATTACAATCTGATGGTGATGGCACAATGTCATGGACAGATGTTCCATCACCAGCATCTTTATCTACAGCATCTGGGTCTGCACCAAGTTACTCTGCAAGAGCATGGGTAAACTTTGATGGCACTGGTACGGTCGCTATTCGTGAAAGTCAAAATGTGTCAAGTGTTACAGACAATGGAACAGGTAATTACACTGTAAACTTTACTACGGCAATGTCTGATGCAAATCATTGTCCTGTTGGCAACGCAACTTATAATGCAACAGGAACTTCTAACTTGCGAAGAGGTATATTAAATTTTAGAGACTTGTCAACTACATCAGTTACTCTTATTCCTAGTTCTACAGGGTCTGATACTCCTCAAGACACTGAACTTGTAACAATATCAATATTTAGGTAAGGAATAAGATGAGAATAATATATCAAACAGAAGAAGGACTAGCAGTATTAATTCCTACAGGTGAACTACCTATTGAAGATGTAGCTCGCAAAGATGTTCCTGCTGGTGTAGATTACTGGATTGTAGAAGATAGCGAAGTTCCAAGCGATAGAACATTTAGAAACGCATGGGAACTAGATGCAAATATAGGAACTCATGATGGTCAAGGTATCGGTGCAGAAGCATGGTTTGCAGAACAAGCAGAAAAAGAGGTAGAAGATGAAAATCCAAGTTAATATAAACAAAGCAAAAGAAATTACCAAGAATAAATTTCGTGAAGAGCGTAAACCATTATTAGAATCTTTAGATGTTCAATTTCAGCGAGCATTAGAAACAGGTGCAGATACTTCTGATATTGTTGCTAAAAAACAAGCATTAAGAGATGCACCAGCTACTGTTGAAAATATGACTACAGTAGAGGAATTAAAATTAGCATTATTACCTGATGTGGGTATATAATGTTTGGATTTAGTTCATTTTCACAATCTGCATTTTCAACATTAGTTGGAGGTGCAATATTAGTTGCTAGTGCTAGTGTTACTGCTAACGCTACAGTAGTATCTAGTGCAGACAAGACAGCTTTCTCATATCCACAAATATCTGCTAACGCTACACTAACTGCTGATGCACTAATAGAAATATATGGTATTGGTAATATAAATTCTACTGGTGACCTTACAGTAGATTACACAAGAATTAGAACTAGCAATGCAAGCATCACTGGATACGCATTATTTGATGCAGACGGATTTTCTTTAGCAGTTGCCAGTGGTGCAATATTTAGCAATACCTCTGTTACTGCTCTTGGGTATAGAGTGCAACACGCTACAGGTGATATTAATGCAACAGCATCTGCTACAGGGCTTGGTGGTGCTGTGTTTGAAACATTTGTAACTTGTAATGGAGTAGCATTAGTAACGCCTGCAACATCTGTTACATACTCTGTTAATGGATTAATACAAACAACTGCAACAGTAACATCTTTGCCTTATAAATTAGGTGAAGAATGGGCAACAGTGCCTGATGGTGGAGGAGTATGGACAACTTCATCTGAAGGAACAAACATTTGGACAACACAACTTCCAACAGACAACACATGGTTAAGACAAGGATAAAACATGGCAAAAGAGCAAATTAGTCAATATGATGCAACCGCAGGAAATAATAGTGACATAAACACTATTAATATTTCAGAAGGGTGTGCCCCTAGTAACATTAATAATGCCTTGCGAGAAATTATGGCACATCTTAAAGATTTGCAAGCAGGTAATAAAACTGGTCAAGCTATTGCGATTGCTTCTGGTGGAACAGGGGCTGAAAATGCAACAGATGCTAGAACTAATTTAAGTGTTGCAAAATCTGGTGCTAACTCTGACATTACATCTTTATCTGGAATTACTACAGTATTTACTACAGTACAAGGTGGTCATGGTAAAACATTATCACGAGATATTGGGTCTGTTGCTAGATCATCAGAAATATCTACTATTACAACAGATGCTGCACATGGTTTTGCAGTGAATGATACAGTCACAGTTACTGCTGACACATACACAGGATTTAATGGAACATTTACAATAGATACAGTTCCATCATCTACAACATTTACATACGAACAAACTGGTGCTTCTGATATTAGTCCAGTAGTTGACACAGGAACAGCAGTTATTGCAAACTTTGTTGATGCTGCTTCAGACATTTCTGGAATATTGCCTGTGGATCATGGCGGTATAGGTGCAAATACATTAACTGCAAATAGCGTATTATTAGGAAATGGTACATCAGCACCTTTAGAAGTTGCTCCTAGTGATTCTGGAAATGTATTAACATCAGACGGAACAACATGGGCAAGCACAGCAATTCCTGCACAATTAAATTTTACATATAAAACAATAACTGCTGGATCATTTGTAGTAGGAGATACTTATGAGATTGTTACAGTAGGAACTACAGATTTTACAGAAATTGGTGCAGCTGATAATGATGTTGGAACAACTTTTGTAGCAACAGATGTTGGTGACGGTACAGGAACTGCATATAGTTATGATCTAGGTAAGATTACATTTACAAATCATCCTATTTCAATTATTTATGGATATTTTAATTCTACAACAGATGGTGAGCAAACTGTAACATTTCACACAGCATTTAGCACATCTTGTTTCTTTGTAACAACCGATTATAGAAACGACTCAACTGGAATTGCAATGTCAAAAACAGGATTTGATTTTAATAGAGCAGATGGGTTAAGTAATACACAAGTTACATATCTTGCAATAGGATTTTAAATGCCATCACAACGCATACAATTTCAAGAATGGACTCCTGACCAGCCAGATACAGCTACATTAATTGATGCTAAAAATGTGTTTCCAGCAGCAGTTGGTTATGCCCCTTTTCCAACAGCAGATGAGTATTCTAATGCTGCAAGTGAAAACCTAAATAACTTTATCGTTGGTAAGTTTGGTGATGATATCAATGTATTTGCAGGCGGTACAACTAAATTGTTTCAATTAGATAGTGCTTCATTAGATTTGGACGATGTTTCTAAATCTGGCGGATATACTTCATCTCATACATGGCAATTTATTCAGTATGGTAGCGTTATATTAGGAGCAAATGGTAACTCCAAAATCCAAGCATGGACTTTAGGAACATCTACAGCGTTTGCAGATGTGTCAGCAGATGCACCTATAGCAACCTATCTAGCAGTTGTTAAAGACTTTGTTGTTGGCACACATATCGGTGGTGTTAATAACAAAATAGCTTGGTCTGATATTAACGATGAAACTAATTGGACTTCTGGTACAACATCTCAAGCAGACTACCAAATCTTG